CAACAGCAATGGCAATTGCTTTATAAATAACTAGAAAGTAAGTATAATAAATATAGGAGACTAAATATGGCACAAGATTTTGAAAACAGCATAGCCAGAAGCACTGGCACTTCAGGGGCAGACATTAGAGTTGCTAATAGTGATGATGCCATTGTAGGATTACGTCTTGCTAATATTCATACAGCAGCAATTACTGTAGATTGTTTTATTACAAGAAGTAGTGCTAATTATTTTTTAGTTAAAGGTGCTACTATCCCTGCTGGTTCATCTTTAGAATTAATTGATGGGGGTAGTAAAATAGTCTTAGTTAGTGGTGATACATTAAAAGTAGATTGTGATACGGACAACGCATTAGACGTATGGTGCAGTGTAGTAGACACAATTAGTGAATAAAATTTAAACGTATATAGAAAAAATAGTATAATAAAATAAGGAGATTAAAGTATGGGATATATCGGAAATCAACCGGCTGAGACACCAATTAATCAAATTTTAGAAACAGATTTTAAAATTGGTGAAGATGACGAAACTAAAATAGATTTTGCGGATGTTAATACTATAAACTTTCACGCTAATAACGCGAAAGAAATGGTATTAGTAGAAAATGCTTTGACTCCGGGTGCAAGCGATGGGACTGCATTAGGTACAACTAGCCTTATGTGGTCTGATTTATTTCTTGCAAGTGGTAGTGTCATAAATTTAAATAACGGTGATGTAACACTGACACACTCTGCTAATACTTTAACTGTAGCAGGAGGTACACTTGCAACAGCAGCATTGACTTCAAGCACTATAACTGCGAGTGGTGTTATCCAAACAAATAGCACTACTAATGCTACATCTACAACTGATGGTTCATTACAAACTGATGGTGGATTAAGCGTAGCATTAGATACAGTATTTGGTGATGATGTATCCCTATTATCAGATGATGCAGTCCTTAATTTTGGAGCAGATAGTGAAATAAAATTAACTCACATTGCAGACACAGGATTAAGACTTACAGATTCTGGAGGCACACCTACATTACAATTACATGACCAAAATGAATCAATCGCCTCAGACGGCAGCAAAGTAATTATTACCTCTGGGGGTACTGCGTTTAGTTTACCTACATCTGACGGAACTAATGGACAAGCATTAGTAACAAATGGTAGTGCTGTATTATCGTTTTCCGATGTAGCATCTAACACACCAACAAGTGCTGACGGACAAGCATTAGGTTCTGCTTCAGCAGAATGGTCTGATTTATTTTTAGCAGACGGTGGTCAGATATTATTTGGTAATGACCAAGAAATAACTTTAACACACGTTGCAGATGATGGATTAATACTTAAACATGTAGGCACTGCAGATGGAAAAGAACCAAGTTTTTCTTTCCATGCGGGTGATAATGACATAGCAGCAAATGATGTGTTAGGTTCAATATTTTTCAAAGCTCCAGATGAAGGTTCAGGCACTGATGCTATTTTAGTAGCAGCCGGTATTGAGGCGGTATCTGAAGGAGACTTTAGTGCTTCTAGTAACGCTACTAAACTATCATTTTTAACAGGTTCATCAGAAGCCGCAGCTGAAAAAATGTCTTTAAGTTCAGGAGGTAATCTTACAATTTCTGGGGATTTAACAATTACTGGTGATGATTTATTTATGAACACAAATACAGCAGGACACATTCTTGTTGGTGATGACACAAATTACAACCCAGTAGCTGTAAGTGGTGATATTACTTTAGCATCAAATGGTGCAGTTACAATAGCAAATGATGCTGTTGAATCAGGAATGTTAAATGACAATATTATTTCAGGACAAACAGAAATTACTTCTGGTTTAAATGCAGCAGATGAACTTTTATATTCAGACGGAGGAACTGTTAAAAGAATTGGATTAGACACTTTAGCTACTAAATTATTTAGCGTGGCTAGTGCAGATACAGTAGCACAAGCTAGTGACCACATGCTCTTCTTAGATGGTGGTGCGACTGGAGATGTAATTGTAGAAAGTATTGATGACTTCCTAAGTGCGATTGCAGGTTCAGGTATATCAGTTTCTAGCTCACAATTAACTGCGTCAGGGGGAGTGGATGCAGTAGGAGCTTTAGTTTTTGCATTAGCAACATAATATAGTATAATAAATATAGGAGACCTTAAATATGGCACAAGATTTTAGAAACCAACTTACACTAGTAACAACGTCTGCTCCAGCAATTTGGACCGCTGGAGATTATGACGTTATAATTGGTATTATGTTATGTAATTCAGATACAGACGATAATGTTTTAGATGTATATGTTGAAAACAGTTCTACAAAATATCACGTTGCAAAAGGACTTAGTTTACCAGCAGGTTCATCAGTACAATTACTAACAGGCGGTGCTAAAATGGTCTTGAAAAATGGCGATATTTTACACGCAGATATAACCACAGGGGCTAATAACGATACACAAGCAATAGTTAGTGCTATAGATACAGCATCATCGTAAGGAGGAATTATGCCAGATAATTTTTTCGGTAACGCACCTAACCATGCTATGCCTTATGATAGTGTCACTTATAATGGTGGTACTGTCCCAACAACTGCAGGCTATCATTTAGTAAAGCGTGGTTCGTATGGTGATGTCACATTATCAACAAACAAATGTATTATAGAGTTTGATGGTGGTTGCACACTAGATTCATTAAGAATTACAGCAGACCAATGCACTGTTATTTTTGGTCCAAAATTAACAATGACAGGTGATAAGTCAAATGGCATGATAAGTATTACGGGTGACAGAAATTATGTGTATATAGGTCCAAACTCTGTGATAACAGATAATGGAACACCAAATGCTAGAAACAGCACAGACGGTGGCAATGGTATGGCTTGTGTTATAAGTGGCTCTTACAACACAGTTGAAGGTGCTAACTGGACTTCAATATTAGTAGGTCCACATAGTGCAGGTGCAGCATATAACTCTAGTGGTACAGCAGAACATAACACATTCAAAAATTTAAGGGGTAGAAATAGACCTAATAACGGTTCTTATGTGTCAACAGCAGACTGGCATGCTTCTGCACCACATACTACCTTTTATAATTGCTTGTCTGACTATGCTAGTCCGGGTGGTACTAATACCGAAAATAATGGTGGTTATAAACACGGCACTTTTAAATTAGGACCGATAGCAGGAACAGGTAGTGCAAGCAATAGTAATGGTAATGGCTATGGTTCTAAAGTTATTTATAGTTATCAGGATTGTTCAGGCAATAGTCCTTATGGCAGTGCAACTTCTTTGCCAACAGGAAGTTCAGCAAATAATAATTTTGGCATACAAAACTATGGAGCCCCACATTCGCAATTAATAGGTACATACTTAGATAGTGATGGTCAAACTGCGTCATTAGGTATGTATGAGCCGTACACATTAATTTACGGTTGCGTTTGGGATAGTGCTAGCAACATGTCACAAGAAGCAACTGGTACATGCGTAGCAAGTATATTTAAAGACCCAAGCAATTCTAATGGCACACAAACCAATAATGTAGCAGTTGGTGGAAGTATAACAGCGTTGACTAATGATTAAGGAGATACATGCCTAAATATGCACAAACAATAAATATAGAAGGACATAGTGGAATACACAGCGAAGAGTACGAAAGAATTGTATTTACTAGAGGTAGATATACTGCTGTGGAAATTGCAGGCGATTACAATGTAATTATTATAAATGCTGGTTGCAGATTTGATGGCAAGTTTGTAGTGTCAGGTGATTACAATAAAATTACAATACACAATGATGTTAACTTTAACAATGGCATACTTATAGGTGCTGACACAAGTTCAACAGTTGGTGTAGGTAATCACATTAAATGTTTAGGTAAAACTTTTATAACTCGTGACCCTAATGACTATAACGACAATACTCAATACGCTTTGCAGATTAATGGCGACTACACACATTGGGAAGGCAGTGGTATGAATACAAAAGTTGCATTAGAAACTGCGTCAGGTAAAACTACTTATGCATGTGTTATTGGTAGACAAGCAAGTGATGGTAATGCAGTAAGCACACCAACAAAATGGTGCATTGTAGAAAAAACAAATTTTATGGTTTTATATAACGGCTCATCAAATGGCAGTGGTAAATATTCAATGTATGTAAATGGTAGTACGCATGGTGCGATAGCGTGTGGGCATTTAATTACAAATAACTGGTTTGGTACTTTAGGTGGGTACGATAGCTCTATAAGTGCAGGACAAGATACTACAGGGGGTGGTGGTCAAGTTGCTCTTGTTGCTGGTACAACAAGATTCGTAGAAAACCACATACAGCCAGTTTATACAGGTGGTATAAATCTTACTGTTGCTGGTAAACGTAACATTGTTTTATTTAATCACGTAGCACATGGTGGCAGTTATGGTGCTGAAGTATCAGAAGATAATGTTGTTTTTTCAGGTAACTTGGTTTATTGGAATGATGCAAAAGGTACATCTGCAGAACCGATACGTCAGACAAGCAGTGCTGACAGAATGGTTATGGCAGGTAATAGAGGTGGTAACAAGGCTAGTATTGGAACAAACGCTACGAACAGTCAAGTAGGAAATAACGAGTTAGGGACTTTATAATGGCAGAAACATTTAATTATTTTTCACATCAAAAATTTACACCAAACTACATACATGGTATTGATGGCGAGTTTGAAAATGTAAGTAGTGTTACAAGCAGTGCCGATTGTACTGCTGTTTTAGAAGCAGGTAACAATATAATGTTTACAGGCAACATGGCACAAGTCGACTGGTCAGCTACTAATGAAGTACCACGAAAAGATATGACTTGGAAAACTGGTGTAACAATATCTGACTTACATTATTTTAATGCAGAATACACTACGTTAAATTTACAAGCAGGCACAAGTGCAATGCAACCGTTACTTTTTGACGCAGCATATGGCTCAAATGTAAATGCAGTAGGTGCTGCTGATATTACAAACGTAAACTTTACAGGCAGTGGTAGTAGCACTGTAAGCACAACGCTTGGTGACGAGATAGCAACTAAACCTTATACATTTCAAGGTACTGGTTATGAAACATACATGAAGCATTCAGGTGAGATGGCAATAGTTGACACCAACCCCGGCGTACAAGACCCAGCAATGGGTGATGTAGATGACGGCTTTGGTACGTTCCACTGTGGTTACGAAGGTTATGACGTTATGAGCATGTCATACGCACCTCACAAATTTAGTGCTTCAAGCGATTATCGTGCAATAAGTCATGGTGGTCAGTCGCCTGAATTTGTAGACTTTAGAAATTGCACTGTAGGAATGGTTAATGGTACACGAACAATGTCAAATTCTAATGGTGTACCGGGTGCAATGTTAACGACACGGAATAGTGAGTATTATTATCTATCATTTATTCTGGCAGACTTTAGTAGTCATAGGCAGGTCTTTAGAGGTAATGCTGATAAAATGCATATAAGGAATTGTGTTGTTGCAGGATTTACAGACTCAACAAGTAATCACAATGAGCCAGACAACAGTTACCTTTACAAAAAAAGCATACTAAGTGGTTTTCAATTTTTAGAAATGGAAAGCAGTGCAGGTAGTAGTAACAGCAATCATGATGGTGGTGGTATAGCCAGTGCAGATGATGACGCACTAATTGTTGCTTCTACAATAGAAATGCAAAGTGCAGATGCAGCAGGTGATGCTGTGAGGTTACTAAGTGGTGCAAATGACAACGTAGTTTATGGTTTAAATATACACAGCAACGATACAAGTTACGGTGATGTCCTTGATGATGCAAGTGATGGAACAGTAGCAGGAAATAGTAGCAATACATAAAGGAGAAATATATGGCAACATGGAATGGAACAGATGGTTACACAGATGACCAAGTTACACAATTAAATAAAGTTACAGACGCTAGAAAAACTGCTGACACAAATACAGAAATGGTAGAAGCAGTTAGCATGTGGGACCAAGATAGTTTTAAGGAAAGACTTAAAACATATTCTGCTGACGAAATAAAAGCACTGGTAAACATAAAAAAATATAGTGCTGGTCATTCTGATACAACTGCAACTATTGTGTATGATACAGATGCAAATGATTATACAAGTGAACAGCAAACATGGATTGCAGGTTTTACAATTAAAAGTAATTGGATACAAAAACTTCCACAGATGTTAGCTGCTGCAGCACGACTAAAAGCATTAAGTTACACTGACCAAACTATAATAGATATTTTAAGAGAATATTAAAAATATTAGTATAATATAAGTAGAACTTGCAAAATGAGTTGGAATAAGTTAAGATACGATTTTAGGAGGTACATATGCCAATAGAAACTAAAACGTACAAACATTACTGGACGGATAAAAAGTGGTGGCAAAATGAAGACTATGTAGAGTTTCCTGTTTTAACTTACAAGAAACACTATGCAAGGACTAAAACAGTTGAAAGAAAAATAAAAAGTTTATTAAGAAGAGGTAAATCTTTCATACTTAATACGAACATTTTGACTGGAGATGATATACTATATGTAAGTGGTTTCAACGGAATGGTTCAACCATGCGATGATGCATCAGAAGAATGTAAAGAAACATGGCAAACCAAAAAAGATGAAGGACACTATTTATATGTAAACAATTGTCTACCCTTTTTAAATGGGATTAGACCAGTGTGGGGAGACCCCCCACCGAAAAGAATTAGAAGAGCCTCAATGAAAAGAGGTATTAGTTCAAGGAGAAATGCGTAATGCAAGAAGAGCTTAAACAAGATTTAGAAACTTTAGAAAATGAGGCTGCAGGATTAAGACAGCAGTTAAACACTCTTAGTAATCAACGCCAAGTGCTAGTAGCTAGAATACAGCAAGTAGATGGAGCTGCTGCTTATTTAAGAGGTAAACTTGGTGTAGAAGCCCCAGAAGAACAAGTAGAAGAAAAGCCTGAAGAAACAACGGAGGAAAACTCGGAGGGTTAACCAATGCCTACAGCGGCAAACGAACAATTTGATTATGTTAGAATCGATACTGGTGGAGGTGTTTTTACCAATAGAGATTTAGAAGCTAGGTCTATTACTGGTACATCATTTTCAGTAATAGAAGGCACTGATGACTTTTTATATTTAGGGGACGATGCTAAATTTGATATGGCAGTATTTGATATAGATACACCCGGCAGTTACACAGCACCTTTAAAATATGAATACTTCAACGGGTCTACTTTTAAAGAATTTATCCCTGACACTCAAGAATTTAATTTAGATGATAATGATGATGGTACATACTCTGGAGAGGCTTATGGCTTTGCAGGAGATGGTGTTGAAATTTTTCCAATAAGAGTAATAAGTGATTGGGCTAAAACAACTGTTGATGAAGGACAGTCTGCATATTGGATAAGAATAAGTGCCCCGAATGGCATAACCACTGGGGCAACTGTTAAAAATATTAGAAAAAGACCTGTAGAAGCATATTGCACTACACAAGAAGTATTTGAATTATTACAACTTGCAAACGTAACAGGCACTACAGATTTTACAACAGCCACTATCCCAACTAAAGCTACAGTAGAAACATACATTCATGGGGCTCAAGCTCAATTAGATTATCAGACTAGGAAGTCTTGGAGAATGAATTATGTTGCAGATGAAAAACATGACTTTAATATATTTGGATTTAAGCCCGACAGACCCGACCCTTATAAGATATTAGAGCTAGCAGTATGGGATGGCTCTGAATTTGACGTTAGAAGCAAAGGTAGAGATAAAGATTACTTTTTAGTCAGGGATACTGGGATGATACACTTTTCTAGATATTTCTTTTTACCTGCAAGATTTAGAGGATTTAATACACCAACCTTTAGATTTGGGGGTGGTGAGTTTATAATGCCTATAAAACTAAAATATTTGTATGGTAGAAACATAGGAACAGATACACGAGAGGGTCCATTTGTCACTGAAATAACTAAGAAATTAGCGGCGATAGAGATACTTAAAAACTCTGACTTTGGTAATTTAGCAGTAAGTGGTATGGATAGAGTTCCTTTACAAACTAAATTACAATTATTTCAAAATGAAGTAGCAGAGGGTATTGAATCACTTAAACGTGTGGAGATATTCTAAATGCCTACTGAGCCTATACCTGTAAATGAATTTATTACTGAATTAGAAAATCAGTGGACTTTTAGTAATGTTAGTGGCACTTCTAAAAAACCGGGTTTTATAGAAGTTACAGGGGCTGCTGAACCTATGAGATATAACTTAAATGTTAATGACCAGATTATAGCCAGAGCATCTGGTCCAGCATTACAAGAAATACCTATTGGTAATAGAAAGTTTGGTAATAGAATATATAATCTTACTTTAGAAATATATACACAAGAAAGTAGGCAACGATTATATGACGTAATGAGAGAAATTAGACGTATTTGTCACGCAAGAATACATAGTCTAACTAATTTTCAACGTATACAATTTTTAGATTTTAATGAATTAACAAATGCACAAGCTAATGTGTGGGTAGGAACAATATCTGTACAATTAGTTAACACTGCAATTACTTTAGAAACATAGTGTTTTGTAGTATAATAAAGATGTAGGAGGAAATATAATGGCAGTATTTCGGTCAGACCAATCGCAACTAACGTATGCGATGGAATCAGCTCCGGGAGGAGATGTAGAATTAAATAACGGGTCAGTAGTATCTAGTAATCCCTTTCATGCGTTGTTAACAGCAGCTCATTCAGCGGGGGTTACTCAGCTTACGTATGACACAGGCACTAATACGCTTACTGTAGGAGACTTTGTAAGAATAGGTGCAATATCAGAATCTGCAAACGCAGGAGCTTCAACAGTAGTGCCTTTTGAAATTAGGAGAGTAGAACATTTTACTACTTCTGGTAGTAGTGGCTCTAAAACAGGGACTATATTTTTAGATAGACCTATAGGATTTAATCATGCTAACAATGCTAATATTGTTGAAATAGATGGTTCAAGTACAACCCAACAAGCAAAAGTAATTACTGAAGTTCCGGGTGTATACGAGTCAGTTACATTGCCAGATTTAACTCCTTCTTATGAACCAAGATACTTTTTAGGTGTAGGTCAAAAAAGAGACTGGACTAAAATGTATATTGGAGCACAATCATTTACAGGAGCGTTACCGGGATTCATACCGTTGAATGGTAAACCTTTAAGGTGGGCTATCGGAAATGTGTTTGATGTACCATCTGCAGTAGAATCTGCAACCACAGATATTGATGGTGCTGTAAGTAAAGGTGATATTTACGTAACATTAGATGCGGGGCATGGTTATAGTGCTGGAGATTTTATATCATTTTCTAGTAGTGCAACGCCTAGAACAGGCACATCAGTTGATGACACAAGTCAAGAGATACAAAGGATTGCGGCATTTCCAAGCACAAACGTAGCAAGATTAGAAAAACCTTTTAGGTTTGACCACCCAGATGACTCTGCCGCTAGAGAGGTAAGCTCTGGTGCTACAATAAAGCATCACATAGTTGAGTCAGTATTGTTAGATACTATGACTTGGCATGCACACATGAGAGATAGTAGCGAAACAGCTGCTAATGATTTTGACCGAAGATACGTTGGGGGATTTGTAGGTTCATGTACAATATCTGCTGATGAAGGTAGTATGCTCATGACAAGTTGGGATACAGTGCAGTTTTTAGATATGATGCACAACCAAGAAAACGTATCACAACCTAACGTAAATCCGGGTTCTGAAGCTAATAACACAGGTTTATTCAGTGGGGATTCATTCTCTGCAGGTATGCCTAGGTTTTCTGAAATGGCTGATATATTATCTTCAGATATTAATTTGCCTTCTACTGAACCTTTTTATTTCTCACAAGGTTCTGTTAAATTTATGGGTCAAGAATTTGCTAGAGTTAGAAGTTTTAACTTAAGCATTACAAATGGTGAGGAATCTAGATACTATATATCTCCAAGATTTGGTAGACACAGAGGTCCAGCCGAAATTAGAGAAGGCAGAAGAAGTTACAGTTTAAGCTGTACTTTAGCACTGCCAGATAGTGCGGCATCTGCTACAGGAATAAGTAGAAATTCAGCAACAGAGTTTTTTAAACAACTGTTGATGGAAGGTAACTATGGAAGTGGAATGGAAGGATTCAATATTGAACTTACATTTACTAGAGGAACTGATGATAGTATACAAATACTTATCCCATCAGATTACACCTCAGCAGATGAAACCACAGGGGCAGCTACAGGATTAGGAGAAAATGGTGCTTTCTTAACATCAGCTCCACACCCAATTAGTGGAGAACCTATTTTACAAGTAGGAGCAGAGTTTAGCTGCAGAAACTTAAAAATTGTAGTAACAGATACAGAAAAAGTATATACATAGGAGAAGACATAATGACAGAACAGTCAAACGGTGCATCAAAAGCATTTGATGTATCTAAGTATAAAATTAAAGAAGAGAATCAGACATATACAGTAAAACTAGCAGAAGATGAGTTTGACATAGTTATCAAACCTATGACATGGCAAGGTAAAAACGAATTGGTTGCTAGATGTATGAAGTTTGATGATAAAGGTAGTTCTACTTTTGATAGTGGAATTTACATAAAAGAAGTGTTAAAAGAAATTATAGTGGAAGCTCCTTGGGGTGACACCACAGATGAGTTTTTACTCACAATAAATCAAGAGCTAGGAGCTGCTTTAGAACAATTAGTGCCTTCAGCTTTTGATTCTAATTTCGCAGAGGTTGACGTAATAAAAAAAGGATAGACCGATTTTTACGCGGAATAAAAGTGTCAACAAAAGAATCGGTTTTATTTACGCACTTTGCAACCACGTTGACGCTATTAAATTTAGGATTAAGTTATAAGGAGATAAAGGAACTGGATAATACTGAGGCAGCTATGTTTTTAGCGATGAGCCATTCTCTTGAGGATTATAAATCAGAGCAAATGGAAAGACAACAAAGACATCAAGAAGCTGCTAAAGCACATCCTACACATTTTCCGAAATCAACTAAAGGGTTTTAAATATGGCTGAAGAATATACAGTAAATTTTAATCTGTTGCAAGATGCAACTAGAACTGCTGCTACTCAGGGAGCTACGAATATAAATCAATTAAATGAAAATATTCAACGTAGAAAAGATAATGCAGTGGCTGCAGGTCAAAGACAAAAGAATATTTTAGCATTGTTAGGAATACAAGTAAGTATAGCTGCGTTGTTAAAAAACTCACAGATATTTACTAACTCTTTAGGTGCTTTATTTCAAATCATAGGAGCAGCGATTGATACTATCTTAGCTCCACTAGCCCCATTAATTGCTACAGGGTTATCAGCTTTAGCTAACTTTCTTCCTACAGTAGCTAGAATTTCAGAAGCAACTTTTCCTAGATTAGTAGCTTTATTTCAAGGCGTAGGTCAAATTTTAGGTTCTATTGCAGGAGCATTAGGTAATGTATTTAGACCCATAATAAATTTATTTGATAAAGATGGGGTGTCTGCAGATGGTAGATTAAGGTTGTCTGACATTATAACTGGATTAGGAGCGGCGGCTTTAGGTCCCGGTATAGTAGCAGCATTACAAACAGGTTCTTCAGCAGTAGTAAGTAACACAGTATTTAGTATGATGACGGGCACAGTCAGTAGATTAAACGCCTTTGTTAGAAGTGCTGGTTTTGTGGGATTACTTTTTTCTGGTGTAAATATAGCAGCAACATTTAGAGAGCAAGGAATTGAACAAGGTATAAAAGCATTAGGTAGATTCTTTGTAATAACTTTAACTTCAGCTTTAGGAGCAATATTAGGAAGCATGTTTGGAGTGGTTGGAACAATTATAGGTTCACTTGGAGGTGCTGTATTAGGAGGTAATATTGCAAACGCTCTAATGGGAGGAAGCGGAGTAGGTGCTGTTGGTGCTGAAATAAATACTGGTGGAGTACGAGGAGGTCGTTCTGATTATGGGGACGCTATAGGAGCTGTTCAAAGTTCACAAATGTACCCTCAATCTGCAAGTGCAGGATTTATAGGGTCACAAGAAGTAAGTAAATTTGGCATTGATAGACAATCGGCTAGATTAGGCACTACTGGAGGATATTAATAATGGCTTTAGGAGTATGTTTGTATGATGGACTAACCTCTAGTGAAAAAAGATTTGCACTAAAAGCAGACTCTTTTTCTGTTAACTATGTAAAAACTCCTATACAAATACCTATAGCTAATGGTGGGGACCCTAGACTAATAGACATTGGACAAATTAGACCTACAATTACAGTTACAGGTTTAGTGGACACGACAGCTCCGGGTTCTGTAGAAAATGTTACAGGTCCAACAAGAAACAGTAGTCAAGTATATACTGTGCCAAGTAAAGAAGAATTAGAAAACTTTGTAACTAGTAAATTTTATAATGAGGCAACGTCAAAAGTTGAAATAATGATTTCTGATGGAACATCTACTCCTGTTGCTGCTTATGAAGTTGCTATATCTCAAGCAAGATTTGACTTAGCTCCTGCAACTGAAGATAGGTTTAGTTTTACATTAGTATTCGTAAGCAGATTTAATTCTGAAAATTAGTTAAGGAGAAAAAATGGCAAGTACAGACCCTTTAGTATTTCAATCCTCTAAAGTATACGCATGGATTCAAGTTGGAGAAGTAAGAACTGACATAAATGATACTGCTACTACTTTAGAAATACAACCATCTATTGTTACTAGTGAAACAGATACAGTAGGGCATAGAATTGTAAATGGTATGGACATCTTAATTGATAGCGAAATCATGAAAGTATCAGATGTAAGTAGTTCTACAGATAATTCTATAACAGTTACTAGAGCAGAATTAGCTAATGCCAAAATTCATGACTCAGCTTTTGGTAGAGGGGGAGCAGCAGCTAGCCATACCGATGGCACTGCAATATATGCATGGTCAGAATTAAATGATAATAATGGAAACTCTTTAACACAACAATTAAGTTTAGAAAAAACTTTATATCAACCAGACTCTTTACAATTAGTATTAAGTAACCCATCAAGAGCTAATGTTTTAACTGATGTAGGTATACTAGATAATGTGATAAAAGAGGGAACCCCAATAAAAGTCATTAATGGAGCTAATTTTATTGCAATGTTTAGGGGTAGAGTACATTCACTTACCAGACAATATGATAATGCTGCAGGAACAACCCTTCAATTAACAGCTTATGATGCATTATATGAGTTAGGTAGAAGTGCTATAACCGGTGACGGAGCAGAAATAGATTTTGATGTAGATAGTAGTGCTCAATCTGATGGCTACACAGAAGATGCCTCTGACAGAAAGATATCTTCTGTAATTAAGCTATTAGCCCAAAGATATCAATTTGGGGGTACAGATGGCACAGAGTCTGTATTAACTATGATAGAGCCTATAGCATCAAACGCTGAACCTAGATTTCAACCATCTCATACAGCAAAAGAAAGTAGTGCTAGAAATGGTAGAATATCTTTTGCTAGCAGTAAAGATAGAGTATTACATACTATGCAGAGATTAGCTCTTACTGATAAAAGCCCTGCAGGAAGCACTTTAGGTTATTATTTTCACACCGACCCTAATCAGTATAATTTTTCTACGGGTTTAAAACCCACCCCAGTATTAAATTATTATCCCATAGGATTTCAACCTAGTGCAGATTCAGGAAATGCGTCTACTGCCGGTAGATTGTTATTTAATAATTTTAGTTCTACTATACCAGATGAAAATGGGACTAGAAAAAGAATGATATCAAATGTATCTTTTGATGAATTTGACACAGAAAATGTTAACATAATTAACGTAAGGTATAGAGACCCCATATCAGGATTCATGAGAGAGCTTGAAATGGAAGCCTTTTATGTAGGAACGGGAGGAGCTTTTAGTGATTTACATTTTTCTCAAGCATACCTACCAAATAGTGCTGCAAGTCTTAGACTAGTAGCTACTAGAGAAGACATTGCAGGTGTTAATGGTTCACATGACCCAGATTTAAAATCTGTAAGTGACCAAGCTAATTTTAGAAGTAGAGTTGTTGATGCAAGTAACAATATAATTGGATATGTACAGTATGCAGGATTTAGCTCTAACTCTGCTGGTTTACTAGTATTATCAGGGACTAGTACAGCTAGAAGTGGCAGTGATGTAGCTGCAGGAGAAACAATTTATCTTGATAATAAAGATAGTGGTAACACTAAAGTTTTATCTTCAGTAACTGACCCTAACGCTCCAAATTCATTTAGACCTCAAGCAACCAGTGAAAAAAGAGTGGCTATAACTATGGAATTTGGAAATGATGTTAACTTTCAACACATTAGAGAAGCAGTTGCAGCTAGATTTTTACAACAAAGCAGACCTAAATTACGAGGTAGGTTTCAAACTTTAGGGCAATTCCCGTCTGAAAGTTTTCAAGTTCAAATACCATCAAGCGGAGATACAATTACTGAAACAACTGTCGGCAGTAGAACTTATGTAGAATACACTGACGCAAACATAAGTAGTGGATTAACTGATAGTGGGAATAATTTTACGGCAGTTGGATACCCTTTTACGGGTATGAGAGCTGGCATGCCTATTATGAAACTAGATGGAGATGGTGGAAATGTTAGCACTCATGGATATTTAAACTTTGTAAGAAATAGTAATGATAATTCTAACCCTAGTCTAGGTTTTATGTTAGAATCTGGTAGTATTGCCGCAAATGATTATTTAAGATTTGCTATTCCATTAACTCCGGGGCACATGATACAAATGACCTCATTAGTGCATGGGGTTGCTGTAGGTGGAGGTGATTTAAAAGGAGGACGTGGATTAGTAACTTCTATGATGTATCAAGAAACTGCTAGTGAGGCGTTTACAGATATTGAAACAGTGTCTTACAATGATGATTCAGCTGATGTGATTGCAGCAAGAATGCCTGATTATAGCAATATAGATGATGATACTGATGATGATTACGGAGGTACATACAACTTCACGCCATATAAACCACACTTTACAGGTGAAATTTTTGCAGGTCAAACATCAGATGATACCTCTACAGGAAGTGCTGTAGCTGGAACAAATGATGATACTGTGACTTACGGAACAGGGACTTTATATGTAGGGACAGAGACCTACAGAATAACTGCAACAGATAGTAGAGATGGCACATATGGTATCGGAGCAGGCATGGCTACAAATGATTCTGATAATGATGGCATGTCTGATGTATCTTATGTAATGTTTTTTGAGCCTGCTTTATCAAAAACTCGTTTTTATGTAAAAACAGAATCAGAGTTTCAACAAAGGAACTCCGAAGAGGGTAGTAACACAACATCTGGCAATAATAAACACTCACCTATAGGTCTTAATAGACTTAAGATTGCTAAAATAACTCCTAATGCTACGGGTAGTGATGTCGCTATAGAGTATTTTATTAGTGTTGGGGCAGCTACAGATGGAGAAAATTCAAATACAGCGAATACTAAAGGATTCCCATCAGGTGTTATTGGTGGTAGAGGTCTAACTGGTAATGTAAATAAAAATTGGCTGCCTACTGTAAATTCTAATGGCACTACTGGATTTGAATTAGGGAATAGTAGTTTTGCATGGAAAAAAGTGTATTCGGCTAATCCTGATGATACATCATCTGACAAAACTTTAAAAGAAAATATTGAACCTTCAGAATTTGGATTAGACTTTGTAAAAAAATTAAAGCCATCTAAATATACTCGATTAGAAGCTAGTAAAATTGAACACGGTTTAATTGCTCAAGATGTAGAACAGTTGTTAAAAGATATGGATTTAGACCCAAAAGGTTTTTCTTTAGTCAGCGGAGTAAAGGGAGATGTTAAAAAAACTAAGATGGGTTTAGCGTACACAGAATTTATTGCTCCTTTAATTAAAGCAATACAAGAGTTATCTGATAAAGTAGATAAATTAGAAAATGAAGGTAAAGAATAAGGTTGTTAGACTAAGGAAACAAAACCCTTTTATGTCTACATCTGAAATTGCAAGACGAGCAGGGGCAGATATATCGTATGCAAGAAGAGTTTTACTCAAGAATAATCTAGAAACCAACCCGCCTAAACCTAAACCTGTGGTATACTGTAAAGTATGTAGGTTGGCAACCACGGACCGTTACGGACTACATGATGGTGAATGTAGATTTAAGTGGAATAGAATAAGACTGACTTGTTCTTTTTGCAGAGTTCCTTTTTATAGGAGCAGAAAAAGAGTAATGCAGGGATATAGATTAAAACTAAAGAATGTTTATTGCACAAGAGATTGCTATCAAACATATAGGAAACAAAGAAAACATGAAAATAGACAACGACCTAATATTACAGTGGGAGCCGAAGATTAATAAAATGTTGTCAAACATTTATATACAAGGTTATGATAGAGATGACCTTGCACAAGAATTACGAATGATAGTTTTAAAAGCGGCTAAATTATATAAACCAAATAGAAATGCTATATTCCATACTTATTTACACACGGCTATGGTCAATAGATTAAAAACATTATGGATGCAAGCAAGTAAAAAAATACAAGGATATAGTTTAGATTTAGAAACATCTGAGGATGGTAACTCTTATAAACTAAGTGACTTTGTAAAACAATTAGATGACAATTTAGATGAGGTTGAGTTTGTAGACTATTTAGATTCACTTAATCTAGATAAAGGTGAAAAAGAGTTTTTACTAAAGAAGTTTCAAAATCACACTATGAAAGACATAGAGGAAAAATTAAAAAGCATTTCTGACACAAAGATTGTCAATGGGCAAGAAGTTGTGGTAAACTATTCGATATACAAAGTGAAAAAGTCGCTTAGAAATAAATTAAACGAAGAGAAATAGTATTGGAAAATTATAATTTTATAGAGTCTGCAGTGATATTTAGTCTGTGTGAATCTAGTAATTACAAGAATTTTACTTATTCACCTAAAGATTTTGCAGAGCACGGAGAAACTTTTAAGTTTATACAAGACCATATAGATACATATAAAGACTTTCCTAAGCCTAGTCTGTTGATAGAGAACTTTGATACTCTAAAACCTGATGCTCAATCCGTAAACTTCAATTATGCACTTGATGAGTTTAGTAAACAGGTTATGTTTAGGAACATAGTCAGCACTATTAACTCAAATCAAGCTATATTAGATGAGAATCCTAAGAAAGCATTAGGTAGTTTGATTGAAGGTCTTAGTGATATTGAGATATTACACGATGAAGACGTGAATCAGTATGATAATGGGCAGTTAGATAGGTATGAAGAGTGGCAAAGGCGTAGTAAAATTAGGAAAATGGGAGATGGTTTGATAGGAATACGCACCCCTTTCCATTTAATTAATGCATCAGGTGTTGGTTGGCAACCCGGAGACTTAATTACGTCTTATGCAAGACCTACAGTGGGTAAAACTTGGTTATGTTGCAAGTTAGCGGCTGATTCAGTGCGTAGTGGGCATAAAACACTACTAGTATCTACTGAAATGCCTACATCTTCTATAGCTTTGCGTATGGATGTGCTATTAGGACACTCATTAGGCTACAATTTGTCTCATAGTGCCCTTAGAAACGGAAAAGAGATAGATGAAGGCGAATATAAACGCTTTTTAGAAGAAGTAAATTACAAAAACTTGTTAGTATGTGACCACATTAGTGGGGAAGACAGCATATCTTTACCAAGTATAACTAATTTAGTGCGTAAATACAGTCCAGACGTACTAATTATTGATGGAGTGTACTTAGTTTCTACGGCAGATAAGAATAAAGCTGCATGGGAACAGTCACATTCTTTATTTTATGGACTTAAAACTATGGCATTGTCTACTAATACCACAGTAATCGCTTCAACCCAAGCTACAAGAGATGCAGCAAACATGTATTCTCAACCTACAGCAGGTCAAGTAGCTTTTGGAGATGCTTTGATTAGGGCATCAGACATAGCGATATCTATGTGTATGATTGAAGATGAGCCTCAACTGAGAGAGATAGCATTTCAGAAATACAGAGATGGAGACTTAGGTCAAAGCACTACAGAGTTTATCTGGGATGTAGATATTGGAAGAATAGAGGAGAATCATGACACGTTTAATTAGCATAAAATGTGGTAAATGTTCCAACAAGGGAACTTTACGCGTTGGTAAAACAATTATTGACACAAACGATTTACTTAATAAAAAGGTTTTAGGATTAGTTCGTAATGACCCATATTGTTTTCAATGTGGCACAACATTCCCAGACGGTTTTTGGAAGGAAGTTAATGGTTTCATATACCGCATATAGAGCTGCTATGATTGATTGGACACAAGCGTTACTAAATTTAAACATAGATATACCTGTGGGTAGTGACGAGCTATCTATATTGTGCCCTTTTCATGATGATACCTCAGAGTCTTGCTCAATAAACTTAGAAAAAGGGGTATGGATTTGTTTTGCTGGATGTGGGCAAGGTAGTTTAAAATCTTTTATAGAGCAATATAAACAGTGGGATTTCAAACAGGTTAATCAATATCTTGTAAGTTATAAAGATACTTACAATAAAAAGTTATTTATTGTTCCTACTACAGAAGTAGACGAAGAATTACCTATGGTTAAGATTCCTTACAATCTTGGGGCAGTGCCTAGATGGATATTTGATAGACAGTTTACTAAACAAACCATGAAAAAATGGAACTGTGGAGTAAGTGCAGCAAATGGATTAATTATTCCAGTGCATGATAAGGCTGTTAGAACTGTGGGATGGATTACTAGACAAGAAAAACAGATACCTAAGTATTTATATTCTAGGGGTTTGAAGAAATCCCATGTATTATTTGGACAACCTCATGTGCAAAAAACAAATTATGTATGTGTAACGGAAGGACCTTTAGATACTATGTGGTTAGACCAACTTGGTTTTCCATCAGTGGCACTATTAGGTATGAGCATGTCTGAAAAACAAAGAGATTTACTATTGACTTTACCTACAAATGAACTTATACTATGTTTAGATAACGATGAAGCTGGGCAACGGGGATTGAAAAGAGCAATGAGTTTACTAGGTAATAAAATAAAAGTATCTTACATCAATATACCTAAAGAATATAAAGATGTGCAGGATATAAAATCTTATGATATACTAAGTAATGTAATCAAAAATAAAAGATACTGGTAAAGGAGGACACATGTCAGGAATCAGTATGATACAAAACAATATACAAAGTAGAGAAAACAGGTCATCACAATCAAATGAGTCAACTGGAAGAGAAGTGTGGCTTAAAGATGGAGACCAAGTTTTTATGAAAACTATAGCTACCGGAGAAGAAGGTGACATTCATCTAGATGATTTCCATGTCTATGAGTTTCAACAAGGCATAGAGAAAAGCTGGACTAGCGTACTAGTTGAGAATGGTGAACCTGTAGCCTCTGTACCAAGTGAAGCTATGGTATACGAAGATGGGAGACGAAGAGCTCCAAGACATAAATTTGCTATGTGGGTGTATGTAACTGAAATATTACACACAGAACAAAGAGTTGATAGTTGGGAAGAAGTAACTAGCCCCTCTGGTAGTAAATTATATAAAGAGACTGTAAACGATTTTAAAGTTATGACTCTATCTTTTGGAGCACAGAACGCTAATTGGAATCAGTTTGTAGATATCTATGAAGATAATGGCACACTAGATAAGTCTGTCATTAGAGTTAAAAGAAGAGGTAGTGCATTAGACACTACATACACAATTACTTCTACTTCAGGCACTATGGAATTACCTGATGATAAACAAGCAGAAGTAAAAAATCTTACTCCTATTAAAGAGTATCTTCACCAGAGGTACGGTGCTGATGACACCGCAAGCTCTGATGATGTACCATCAGATGCAGTAAGCATTGATGACGATGACGACTCTTTATTCTAGGATAACATCAACCTCCATAATTAATGACTCCTCGTTAGATGTCCTTTCGGGGAGTCATAGTAGTAATATGATAGTAACACCAGATACATTTACAGACACTATAAACTCTTTACCTACCTCTCCAATGTGGATAATGGACGTAGAGACAAATGGTTTTAACCCTTACGATATGCATCAGATATGTGGCATAGGGTTAGCTGACCTTGATAGTGAGCATGCGTATTACTTCCCTTTTAGGCATCAATCAGACGAACCTAATTTATCACAAGACCAATTAAAACAATTAGTTGAGTTTATTAATAATACTTGTAAAACAGTTGTAGGATATAACGTAAAGTTTGATGCTAAATTTTTACACAATGAAGGCATAAATATAGATGCTATGAATTTATTAGATGTACTTGTTATGGTAAGAATGACTGAGCCTACTACAATGAATAGACTTAGTTTGACTGATACTTTAATAAGGACGTATGGAGAAGAAGCTGGGGCATATGATTTAGAAACTAAAAAAGTTTTAAAAAAGAATAAGTGGTTTAGAGACTTTTCTTTAGCACCCCCATCAGTTTTAGGACCCTATTGTATAGATGACGTTAAATGGACACGAAAACTATACAAAGATAGATTCAGAAAATTAGTTACTAGTAATCAAATAGAGTTGTTTCATTTCCAAACAAAGCTAACTAAAACTCTTTACATGATGGAGAGACGTGGAGTGGTAATAGATAATAAGTACGCTGCACAGGCTTATGATAAGACATTAGCTAGAATAGATATTTTAAAGAATAGAATATATGAATTAGTGGGGCATGAGTTTAATATTAGTAGCACTAAACAATTAGGGGAAACATTTAATGCTATGGGAATACACTCTCCACTTCGCACTGCAAAAGGTGCAGAGGCGTGGAACGAAGAAGCCCTTGTAAGATTAAACTCACCACTAGCAGGATTAATACGACAGTATAGAGCCTTAGAGAAGATAAGGTCTACATATATTGAGCCTTACTTAGACATGCCTGTGCTTCACACCAGCTTTAACAATTGGGGTACGGTAACAGGCAGGTTATCATCTAGCTCGCCTAACTTGCAGAATATACCTAGAGATACAGTTTACATTGAGGATAGACAACTGTCTGAATCTGATAAAGCAGATGTTAGAGATAGAGTTGCTGCAATTGTGTCAAGTAAGGGTGGTAATGCAAACACAGAACTAACTGATGATGTGTTAGATACATGGAGCTTTTTAGGTGGCGATAAGTTTAACGCTAATGATGGTAGACAAATTGCTATTAGAAACTTGTTTATACCTAGAGATGATTACAAAATGATAGCATATGATTACTCTCAAATGGAAGTTAGAGTATTTATGAGTTATGTAAATAACGAAGAAATGAATGAACTGATGAAACAGGATGATGTTGACTTTCATGGAGAAGCGGCAAAGATAGCTTTTAATGTTACAGAGGATGACGAACAGTTCAAATTCTTTAGACAACTAGCTAAATCAATTACGTTTGGAGTTATATATGGTATTGGTAAAGATAAGTTAGCTTTACAATTAAATACTACTCCTGATGAGGCTGCTCAATATAAAAATACATACTTAGAAAATATGAAGGGTTCTAGAAAATTCTTCAATGCTGTTATTAAAAAGATAAAAGCAGACGGCAGAGTTAGGAATAAGTATGGTAGAGTATATAGAGTACCTAGTGAATTTGGATATAAGGGTGTTAACTACTTAATTCAAGGGACTAGTGCAGATATAATGAGTGAACGTATGGTTGCTGTGGCAGAATACCTTAAGGACAAGAAGAGTAATCTGTTACTACAAGTACATGATGAAATTATCTGTGAGGTACATAAAGATGAGGTAGATGAAGTAGCCCCTGAGATAAGAAGGTTAATGAAAGAGAATACTCTTGATATACCTTTAGAGGTAGATATGGAAGTATGTGACCCTTCATGGGCAGTAAAAAAAGATTTTGATGATATAAACAAGTTTAGTTTAGAAGAACATATAGATTGGGATTAATGAAAGTAACAGCAAGAAAAAACGAAACATTTGAAAAACTATTAAGACGTTTTAAAAAGAATTTACAAAAAGACGATATCCTTAATACTTATAGACAGAAACAAGAGTTTGTGCCTAAGAGTGTAAAGAGACAACAACAAAAAGCAAATAAGTTAAGAAAGAGTAGGGAACAAGATGTCTAGCAAAGATATATTCCATTGTGAAGAAAATGATGATGAAGTTATATACTATGATGGTTTAAAAGAAGCCTTTATAGGTTTAGGACATCAACAGTTCAAAGGACCTTACGCCATATACGATAGAGAAAAAGCTATTGAAATAATTGCAAGAGATTTTTATAAAGAAAAAAAGAAAGAATATAATTTTGATGATATGGATGCAGAGACACGTTTAAATGTTGTACAGGCAGTAGGGGATGAAGCATATGAGGAAGCAATGGAATACTTTGAATACAACACTGAAGGAGCGTGGATGGGAGATAGAACTCCTATATTTGTAATTATGAAAGACTTATTAACACCAATAGAACCTATAGAGGAGGACTAAATGTCAGCAGGATGGAAAAACCCAAATGCCCCTTATGATTTTACACAAGCGATGTGGAATGACTTCAATACAAATTATGCTCATTTATCATGGGAAGAATATATGCAAATGACAAAGTGGGGTATAAAAGAGATAGTAGAAAAAACACCAGATAAACCTAAAGAAGAAAATAAAAAGTATAGTTTTACTGAGTCATATAATAAATCTGTAAAAGAAACTACTGACCCTGTACACTATCACTTTGATATAGAACCTTTTGATTACATACATGACAATCAGATGGGTTTTGCAGAGGGAAATGTGGTAAAATATATAACAAGGTGGAGATATAAAGAAAATGGTATAGAAGACCTATACAAAGCAAAGCAGTATATAGATATGCTGATCGCAAAGGAACTTATAGATGACGATAACTCACAATAAAGATTGGCGATATGATTTAGATTTTGGAGAAGATGGTGAACATTGGTTATCTAAATTATCAGGTAATGGTAAAGTTGAAGTTAAAACTGAAAGAAATATATGGGCTACATCAGGAAACTTAGCTATTGAAGTATATGACGAAAGAAAAAATAAAGGTAATGGGGCACCATCAGGCATTATGACCACTAAAGCAGATTGGTGGGTTCATATATTAAAAGCTGATGGAGAAGAAGATGGTGCAATAGTAGCCCCCACTTCAATGATTAAAAGATTAGTTGATGAAGCTACAGAAGTAGTGCCTATGGGGGATAAAGATAGTGACGGGAGAAGTGCACGAGGGGTTTTAATTTCTATAAGAGAATTAACAAATGAAATGCAAAGTTCAGGCAAAAGGAGACTAAATGGCTAAAGTAGGATTAAAATTAGGATTTACATTTAGAGTAGGTCCACTAGATACAAATCAGTATGCAAGAATGGACATGGAGATTCATGACATTGATACTGAGTTACCAATAGAAGAACAATTAGAAGAAGCAGGACTAACTTTAGATAAAGCATATAAAGCAATATATGATAAAGTTGACGGTGAGATTAGAGGAATCCTGAAGAAGGGTAAGAAAAAGGATGGAAATTGAACACGTCAGGGCTATTGTTACAGAGCAATTTTTAGCTGAAAGAGAAAACCAAGAAAACAAATGGGGAGAACAGCTTCAACATACCGATGAATATTGGACTGTTATATTAGCTGAAGAGTTTGGAGAAGTAGCTAGAGAAGTTTATGAGAAGAATACAAAAAACTTATATGATGAACTTATACAATGTGGGGCTGTATGCATGGCATGGGCTGAAGCTATACAGAAAAGAAACATAAATAAGAGCATTGAAAAAGAGGATGACTTAATATGAGAGAAAATGCAAAAGAAATATTTAATAACTTACTAAATGATAAAAAAGTAAAAGCTACCACTGGAGATGATACAGTCTTTGAGTATACAAAGATACCTTTTAACATTCCACAACTAGATAAAATAACACATGGGGGTATACCTAGAAAAAGGTTTACGCTCTTATTTGGTGGTTTTTCATCTGGTAAGTCTTATGTAGCATCACAATTGTGCAAAACTGTACAAGAAGATGGTGGAGTAGCCGTATGGATTGATTTAGAAAAGTCATGGGATAATGATTGGATGACTAAGAGTGGATTGAATACTAAAGAAATGTTAGTATATGACCCTGATACAGCAGAAGAAGCGTTCAAAGCGGCTAGAAACTCACTACAAGCAGGAGCAGATATAGTTGTATTAGATAGTGTGGCAGGTTTAGTGCCTAATGATATTTTCACACATGAAGATGGAGTAGGTCATAGTCCTATTGCATGGCAATCTAGGGCGTGGAATCAAATGTTGATGAGACTTATACCTGAGTTAAAACACGGAGGGGCTTTTGTTGCTATTAATCAGACTAGAGGCACTATGGGTAATGTTCAAATGATGGATACAATGCCGGGTGGAGAAGGTCAAAAATACTTTTCACACTGCTGTATGCACTTTACTAGAGGTTCATGGATAACTAAGCCCGGTAAAAGTGGGTCAAAGAACATGGCAGATAGGATGGGGTTTGAGATAAACGCTAGACTATTAAAAGACAAGTTTGGTGGCGAGAAGTTTGAACAAGCTATAGTTCCGTTTAAGTTTGATGGTGGTATAGACATGATTGAGACTTATGTAAGAGTAGCCCTAGAAGAAAATATTATTGAACAGAAAGGTGCGATGTACTATTACAAAACTATTAGTTTTAGGGGTATGAACAATGTTGTTACATGGTTTAAAGAAAACCCTAAAGAATACGAGGAGCTTGTAGATGCCACGAAAAAGTCATACCTTACAGGAGAATCTGATAGCGAGAGTGCTTGATGAGGTGGGCTTACGATATACATGGCAAACGCCTGTAGGTAAGTATGTCCCTGACTTCGTAATAACAGAAATGAATGTTATAATAGAAGCAGATGGTCCATTTGGACACTTTGCAAAAAGAGATGCACTACGAGATGAGTATCTAAAAGAAGCTGGATATGAAATCGTACACGTAAAAGAAAAAACATATAAAGATATAAAGGCAAAGATATGGCAGGAATTGAAGCTATAAGTAATATGACCCCTTCAAAAGGGAAACGAACTAAAAATCAAGATAGATGGTTATTAAAATCTATAGATAATGTTCTTGAAAGAAAAAATAGTCCTCCAACAAAAGGTAAATTTTACCCTTCTTTGTTTGGAAACCCTTGTGATAAATACTTATACATGGCGTATAATGGGCTACTTGATTGGGATACTATAAAACCTCGCATACAAAGAATCTTTGACCATGGGGGCACGTTTGAAGAACGCATGAAAAAGTATTTAGAAAAAGCAGAGTTATATATTGATGATGAAGTATCTATAACAAATGAAGAGCCTCCGATATCAGGTAGGATTGACTTCATAATAAAGCACGATAAGCATGAAGAAGCCTTATTAGAGTTAAAAACTATAAAGGATGAGGACTTCAAAGATTTAAAAGAAGCTCCAAAACATGAGCACATGATACAGTTACAGATATATCTTAACTTAACTGATAAAGATTACGGTGTGGTTATGTATGAAAATAAAAATGACCAAAACTTAAAAGCATTTAAAGTTGACAGAGATAAAAAAGTATGGGATGATATACTTAAACGATGTGAAAAAATAATGGCAATGACTACAGAACCTGAAACATGCACAGGTATGTGGTATTGCAAATGTAAAAACAGGAGGTAACAATGAAGAAAAAATGGGGTTATGATGACGTAATGAATTACGCCAAAAAAGAACGTGATTCTGTACCTAGCGTGCCTTGGATTAAATTTAATCAAGAGTTTTTAGACGCTGAAAAAGATGTGGATTGGGCGGATGTAAGTTCAGCATCTAATGCACAACTGCAAAAATTACTCAGTATCTATGGCGGGGGTAAAGCTATACTAGAACACGTTGTAGCTACTCTAAGAGCTAAGGTAGGAGCTATATCAGCTATCTTTGACGAAGAATACAACGCAGCATTTGCAAAATTTATGCAAGCGTATGAGGGTAAAAAACCGACTAGAGATGAAGCTAGAGGTCTAATCATGTCGTCAAATGAAAATCTAATAGCTTTATTTAAACAAAAAGTTGAATTAGAAACTGCATATAGATATGAAGAGGGTAGATTAAATACTTTTTCACAGTGTTATAACACTCTTTCTAGAATAGTTTCACTAAGAACTGATAAAAATAACTAAATCTTAGTATAATAATAGTAGGAGGATACTTATATGATGGGAAAACTAAGACCACAAATATTTCTAGCAATTATAGTGTTAGGACTTTTGAGTGCGGTAGGGGTATATTTTGGATATACAGAGATAGCCACAGGATGTACAGGTGGCATTATAGCATTAGGTATGAAAGTATTAGAATCAGAATAAATAAAAGGAGAAATACATGACAAGCAAAGACATAGCAAAAGGAATAGTAAAAAGTTTACCAGTAGTAGGAGCACTTGCAGTTGGTGTAGGAGCGACTATAGCTGTATTTAAAAGAGATACACTAGAAGATAAAGTGTATGATAAGTTGACATCTAGACAAATTATAAAGGAAGACATACCTTTACAATAGAACTATGAAATATTTAGGACTAGATACGTCTAGTAAAGCAATTCATATTGTTGAATTAGATGAAGATGTAAACTTAATAAAGATATATAAAGCTGAATGCAATACTAAAAAAGCGTTCAAAGATAGATTTCCAGAGTTAATGGATAGCTTCGCTAAGATTTTAGTAGAGGATATCAATATAGACACCGTAGATTATGCGGTAATTGAAGAACCTATATTCGCACAGAACAGAAATGTGGTGCGTACTTTATCAGAAGTAGTGGGAGCTGTTTGGGGGACACTATGTTTAAGTGATATCCCAACTACGTTAGTTGACAACGGCACTTGGAAAAAACAAATCTTAGGTAGTGGTAAATCTACAAAAGATGATATAATGAAATATGCAATAGAAAAGTGGGGAGATAACTTCCCTGAACAAGATTATGCTGATGCTGCGTGCATCGCATTATACTCAGTAAAGGAGAATAGAAATGGCAGCACCTAAAGGATATAGAAAGACTACGGGTCAAAAAAATAAAACATATTTTTATGACACCCCTGAACCAAAGGATAATAAAATAGAAGATAAATTACCTGAAGGCATGACTGCTGAAGAGTTCAAAGCAAAGTATGCTAAGGTTGTATGGTGTGACTATTACAAATGTATACATAATATACAAACTGAAGGAGCTAAACGAACTATAGCAACTTTATTAGAAAACCCTCAATACAAACCTCTTGGTCCAAAAGACGCAATGATAAGAGGTGTATGTAGTAGAGCAGAGATAGGTATTAAATTTAAAGAGATAAGCACGACAGGTGGCGTAAAGCACAAAGTCCCAGAGTGTTTTAATGCTGCTGGTAATAAAAACAAGGGTGGTATGGATTTTAGTAAATTGTTACAATCAGACGGAAGCCCCCACGGAGGAAGCATTGAATCAGGAAACGCTGATACAGGATGGTCCAATGCTGCATACATGTAATGCCTAAGAAATTTTCAAGAACTATAAAAGATAGAGCGTTTAAGTTATACTTAGCTGATGAATATTCTGTGCCTGAAATAGCACAACAAATATCTGCAGAGCATAGAACAGTGGTAAACGCTCAAACTATTTATGCGTGGATTAGAACTGATGATTGGAAAGTTAAAAAAGCCGAAACTTTAAGTAAAGCTGTAGAAAAAGTTCAAGAGAGTGAATCTACAAAGCTCGCTAGGATGCAAGAAGAACATCAGGAACTATACAAAGGTATTAGAGATAAAGCTGGTGTAGAACTAAACTCACTAACTTTTGAGAGAGCTTTTGATGCAGTTAAAGCATTAGATATAGGTATACAGGGAGAAAGACAAGTTGCTGAGGGTTTGATTAATGTTCAGTTTATTCAGGATGTAGTTAACATACTAGTAGAGGAAATAGAAGACCCAGACTTAATTAAAAAGATAGCGGCTAAACTAAAAGTCTTAATGGCATCAAAAGATAATGAGTGACGATTTAACCACATATGATAAAGCCTTTGAATTACTTGCAGAAAAACTTGAAAAAAGTAATAAATATAAGATAGGTAGTTTTTGGGAGTTTACTAGAGATATATGGTCTCAGGGATTTGAACATCCAGAATATTTTCAAGCATGGCATGTAGCTAAATTAACAGAAGAAGTAGAAAAATGTATTGAAGATGGTCTTAACTATTTAGCTATTTTACCTAGAGCACACTTTAAATCTACTATACTAGGACATGCTTTTAGTATTTGGAGAAGTTTAAAGATTCAAGGAAATGCTAATATTTTATATTTATCTTACAGTGATACTATGGCTAAGTATCATATATCTGAAATAAACAAAGAAGTAAATCGTAATCCTTTATTGAAAGATATGATGACTAATAGAGCTCCAAAAGCAGATTTTACTTTTAGATATGATACAGGTAATGGTGGCAGTGCTGAAATATTACATGGAGGGTTGTTTTCTTTCAAAAGAGGTATGCACGTTAATGGGGCGTTAATTGCTGATGACATACTAAAAGACCCTGAAAGTCCTTTAGCATTAGGACAAATGAATAAAATTGAAGACCACTTTTTAACAGAGTCTTTATTTATACCTAATCAAGGGGTGCCTGTGGTAATAGTGGGAACTCCAATGATGCCGGGAGATTTACTTACAGTGCTAGAAAAAGATGATAGATTTGTTTCTAGAAAAATGCCAGCATTAGACCCTGAGCCGGGCAGAAGAGTATTGATGCCTGAATTATATAGTGAAGAGTGGTTATTAGAACAGCAAAAAGCTAAACCTAAATCGTTTGCATCAGAGTTTTTATTACAACCACACTTTAATACAGAAGCATACTTTGATTCTGAAGATATAGAAAAGTGTGAAGACGCAAACTTAAGGTCTTTACCTACAACTGTACAACATACCTTTGCAGATGATGAAGATATATTTGCAGGATTTGACGTGGGTAAAAAAAGACACCCATCTCATTTAGTTGTATTTAGAAGAAAAGGTGAACGTGTAGAACAGATACATCAGTCTTGGTTAGATGGTTGGGATTATTCAGAACAAATAGAATATTTAAATGAAGCCGCAAGAAACTTCGGGCTTACAAAAGGTTATATAGATAATACGAGAGGAGAGTTAGAAGATAGGGGATTAGATAGAACATGGTATCCTTTATCTTTTAGTTTAAAGTCTAAAAACAATATGGCACATATATTTGAACAGTATGTGCATTCAGGTAATTTATTTTTACTTAGAGATAGTAGACAAAGACAACAGATACTATCAGTTAACAATGAATTGAAAGCTCCAGAGACTCCGATGGGTCACGGAGATGCTTTCTTTTCTATAGCAATGGCACTACAAGCTGCATATGAAACAGGTATTTATAACATGCAAGCTGTGGGTGATTTACAAGAGTTTGTTAGTGACATAGACCCATCATTAAAATATCAAAATATTGATAAAAATAAGCCAGAAAAGTTAATCGATTTTGATAAAAACGTGTATAATGATAATAGCAAAAACTTAAAAGCACCCAATCCAAATTGTACAGAGGACTTCTGTGGTCCCTCATTATGGGTGCCGGCTAGGGGTTTGTGCCTTTATTGCAATTATAAAAAATCATAGTAACCATAGGAGGTTCATTTTGGTCACGTTAACACAACAAGCAGAAACAGTAGCGTCAAAGAGATATTATTTAAAAGACGAGTCAGGTGAACCTGAAGAAAACGCAAACACATTATTAGAAAGAGTAGCTAAAGCTATTGCATCTTCTGAAAAATTATATGGTAAATCAGATGCAGATGTAGAGTTAACTACTAAAGAATTTTACGACATGATGACAGAGTTAAATTTTATACCTAACTCCCCGACACTTATGAATGCTGGTACAGAACAGGGTACATTATCTGCATGCTTTGTATTACCGTTAGAAGACAGCATGGAAGACATTATGAAGGCAGCTCACGACATAGCTATGGTACAAAAGTTTGGTGGTGGGACAGGTTTTGCTTTAAGTAAACTACGACCACGAGGCGACAAGATAAAGACTACACATGGTATCGCATGTGGTCCAATACAAGTATTACAAACACTATCTAGAGTATCATCTATGATTACACAGGGTGGTAAAAGAGATGGTGCAAACATGGCAGTAATGTCAGTATACCACCCAGATATATTAGAGTTTATTGATTGTAAAAAAGTAGAGGGTGATATACATAACTTCAACATATCAGTAGGTGTAGACTCTAACTTTATGAAAGCTGTAGAAGCTAATCTTAATTACCCACTGATTAATCCAAAGAGTAAACAAGTAGTTGGTGAACTAAATGCAAAAGAAGTATTTGATAAGATGGTATATGGTGCATGGAGAAATGGGGAACCGGGTATGATTTTCTTAGATGAAGTAAATAAAGATAATCATGTCACAGAAGAATATGGCGAAATGATTGCCACTAATCCATGTGGTGAACAACCATTGTTAGGAAATGAATCTTGTAACCTAGGGTCAATTAATTTAGCTAACTTTGTAGAATCTAGAGAAGTAAGACCTTACATTAAGTGGGATGAATTAAGAACCACTATTAAAACAGCTACACGATTCTTAGACAATGTGATTGATGCAAACAAATATGCAACTCCAGAAATAGAAAAAATGACTAAGGCTACAAGAAAAATAGGTTTAGGTATTATGGGATTTGCAGATATGCTTACACAACTTAGAGTATCGTATGATTCTAAAGAAGGTAGGAAGATAGGGTCTGATATAATGAGGTTCTTAAAAACTCATGCAGACCAAGCATCTAAAGATTTAGCAGAAGAAAGAGGAACTTTCCCCGCATGGGATAACAGTGATTACGGTGAAGATGAAAAATACAGAAACGCTTGCCGACTAACTGTAGCCCCTACAGGAACTATCTCTATGTTTGCTGATGCATCTAGCGGAGTAGAACCACTATTCTCTTTAGCGTACAGAAAGATGAACATATTAGAAGGGGAGACTCTTTACTATGTAAACAAATACTTTGAACAAGATGCTAAAGAAATGGGTTTTTATTCAGAAGAACTTATGGAATACTTATCTGATGGTGGTTCGTTAAAAGATAGAACAGAAGTGCCAGATGAAATAAAAGAAATCTATACAACAGCACCTGAAATATCTCCTGAAGCACATGTAGGAATGCAAGCAGCTTTTCAAGAACACTGTGACTCTGGGATATCTAAGACGATAAACTTTGCAAATGATGCTACAATAGAAGATGTGTATACAACTTATATGCTAGCTTGGAAGACAAAATGTAAAGGAATTACAGTTTACAGAGCGGGTAGTAGAGATAAAGAAGTATTAGTAACTGCACACAAATCAGAGGAAACAAATGCCCCTGAAACAGAAGAACAACTTAATTTCTTTCAAGAGATAGAAGAAGCAGACTGTTGTGTAGAACCTAACATAGTAATGGAGTCTGGTTGTAAAACATGTAAAACATGTGGTTGGAGTGCTTGTCACATAGCATAAATTCACAGTTTTAGCAAAAAATAGTATAATAATAGTAGGAGAAAAGATATGCCTATAGGTAATATGTTAAGAGACAGACAAGAACAGTATGTCGCACAAAAAGACGGCACTGGTACTTGGAGAATACTCGATACTTGGCATGAGGATTTAACTAAATTAGACCCTGAAGATGAGATAGATGATGCTAGTGAAGCAGTTACAGTCTTATCTGAAGGTAGTTTTCTAGCTTTAGTTAGAGAAGCAACAAGATTAGGGGTGCTACAAAACGCTGCTCTAATGGAGAATGATGCTTTAGCTGACCAAGTAGCAGAGTTAAAAGAAGAAAACGATAGATTAAAAATACAAATTGAGACTACCCCTGCAGTTGAAGTCACACATGAAGAAAAAGCAGGGTTAAAACAACATGCAATAGACACAATAGCTAAGATAGTAGCTATAGATAGTGTTGAAATAACTAAGGAATAGGGTATATGAAATTAGGAGAATATCTTCCAGAAGTTCCTGAAATGGCAAAGTCCATGGGAAAACTTGGTTCTCAGATAGATATGTTTGGGGACATGATGGAGTTGAGTAAAGCTGCTGGAGATACAGGTAGTGGACCAACATTCGGTGTTGATTACATAGTAAATACTTATGTAAGAAATCAACTTGCATATAGAAAACAATTAATTCAAGACTTACAAACCGTAGCGTATACTTGTGAAGAATTAAGAGCCCCTATAATGCACATTACTGGTGAGGTGTTTAGACGAGGTATAGAGTTTGAACCCTTAAAAGAAGACCCCGATGAAAGTCAATTAGACAGAATAAAATTATTTTTAGAAGACTGTAATGTTTTTGACCAAGGACTTGAAGAGGTTTTAAGACAGTTTCACTGGGATTTAAACACTGTAGATGATGCGTTTTTATACTTTGCAAAAGAATATTATGATGGGGGAGATGGTAAGTTAACTTCTAGAGTTACTGAGATTAGAAGAATTAATCCTGCACTTATAGAATTTGACTTAGACGAAACAGGATTACCTAAAAACTCACATTTCTTTTGCCCTATACACAGAGAGCAAATAAAAGAATCTCCAGAAGAATGCCCTGAAGAAGATTGTAAACAAACTTTACAACCTGCTATGTATAGATATTTATACAGAACAGAAGTACATTACTTTTTAGATACTGAGATTGTACACTTATCTAAATTTAACCCAACCGAAACTTATGGTTGGTCACCTATTTTAACAATATTTGAAAAAGCTCTAACCTTAATTGGTATGGATAGAAACTTATACAGATATTTCTTTGAAAGAAAAATGCCTGCATCTATGGTTATGGTAACCACAGATGACCCAGAAAGTTTAAAAAGAGAACGTGAAGCACTTGCTGCAAAAACAAGGCAAGACCCTAACTACATACCTATGATTGCTGTATCTTCTAGAACAAATAGAGGTAGAGTAGACATGGTAAGACTATTCCACACACTACAAGAGATGGATTACTTACCAGTAAGAGCTGAAATACGGGAAAGAGTATCTGCTATATATGGTGTATCACCAGTATTCCAAGGAGCACCTGACTCATTTGGTGGATTAACGCAACAAACTTTACAATTAACAGTAATGAGTAGGGTTGTTGAAAGAGACCAAAGACAAATCATGGAAAAGATATTTGGGGCTATAGTAGATAATTTTGGTATTACAGATTTTAAAATGGTTCTACCAAACCCAGAAGAAAAAGCAGAGGCTACACGAATTGCTCAATCTCAACAAAGAGCAGCCATAGCTAACCAAATGTTAAACATGGGCTTTGATGTAGCACTTAATGGCAATAAATTAAAGATTGATGAGCTTGACTTTGTGGTGAGTGGGGATGCTGTTCCTACAGCTAAACTACAGGGAGAACAACAAGCGTTGGCTCTTGAACAAGCTGAAATGCAAGTTGCTCAAGCCCAAGCAATGCAAGAAATGCAAGCTGAACAAGCTGGTCAAGAGGCTGGTCAAGAAGCTCCTCAAGAACAGGGTACAGATGAAATGCCAAAGGATGAAAATCCAGAGGAAGAAGGTTCACGAGAAGAGCCTATTGAAAATGCCGTAACAGATATACCTGAACGAATAGCTAATATAGAATCTAAAAATATTAAAAATCCTGACTTAAGAAAAGGTGTGACTACATCCACATGGATTGATAGTCTAGCAGAGCAAGGTTATCAGTTTCCTATAATTAAAGAAGTGTCTGCAGATGGACGACAAATATGGTTTTCTAATGGTGGAGAAGAATATGTAGGAAACTTAGGAGGCTCTGGTATTAATAATATAGAAAAGGCTTACTTTGGAAACCCAGTGTTCTCTGAAGCAGGCGGTAAAAAATATGTAGGTGACCAGTATCAATATGAAAGTGGGGATGGAAGTTCTAAACCTAAAGCTGTAAACGTAGAGCGATATGATGATGAGGACGATGACTAATGGCTAAGAAAATTAAATTTTCTCCTAAAGATACTAAGTATTCTAAACTGCCTAAGTCAGCAGCACCAAAGTCACCTAACGAACCAGATGAATATGAAGACCATTCTTATAGCCATAGGGAAGTACGACCCGATGGTGCTACAGTGTACTACTATGATAATGGTGTAAAAGCCATACATCATCCTAAAAAAACTGGTGCAGATTATCACAGAAGAGCTTCTAAACATCATTCCGAAAAAGCTCAAGAATTTATTGATGCTAAAAAAACTGAAAGTGCTTTGTCTCATCTTAAAGCAAGGGTAGGGCACAGATTAGCAGCAAAGAAAAAAGAAGATGAAGAGTCTAAAGTAGATAAATTATACAAAGACTTTGGAGGGGCAGATTCAGGAGCAGGAGATATAGTGGCTGTTTCATCTGACCCCGGTATATTTACAGAAACTTATAGTGGTACTAAATCAAAAAAGAAAAAGTCTAAAAAAGATAAAGTAGAAGAGAACAAAGAAAATAAAAAGAAAGCAAGTGGTCCAGATAAATTAGACAAGTGGTTAGAGGACACCCAAGAAAAAACTCTGGATTTAATGTCAATCACTAAAACTGATGCTAAGAAATATGATTTAGGGCGTACAGGTGGTCTTACTCCTGATGCATCTATAAAAACTTCAGAAGAAGAAAGAGATGTAGAGGAGTTTATGGAGACTAGAAGTAAGAACGCAGAGAACAGGGCTATGGGCATAAAGGAAACTAAGAACGGTGATATAAAAATTGATGAGTCTATCCACCTTTCTAAGACACAACAGTTTAGTAAATATGTAATAAACTTAATTAATGATGTTCGTCTTGACTTGCAAAAAGAAGATGCTAAAGAAAATGAAGAAGAAGTTATGTATGAAGATGGCAGAGATGAATTAGATAGACTTAGACTTGAAGAATTACTTGACAATCTTACTAAAATGGAAACTGATTGGTCAAAAAGCAAAAAAGATGATAAACTAAATAATATGCCTTTTTTAGGTAGTTATAAAAAGTCGGTAGAGGGTAGGAGAGAAAATCCTCCACCACAAGTAGAAAAGCAATATGGGGCAAAAAGAAGCCCTAGACCTGACCCAAATGGGTATAGGAATCCACCAAACAGGAGGGTTCCAAAGGATTAAGAGGAGAATAGCATGACAACATTCGTCATTCCAGAAGAGGCAAAGGAAGAGATAGTAAAGAGAAAAATGGCAGGAGCAACATGGAGTGCTCTATCAAGATGGGTAGAAGATAGATGGGGTGTAGCAGTTCATAGAACTACACTACAGAAGTGGTATGATAGAGAAGTAGAGTTACTCGATGAACAACAGTCAGAAGACATGGAAGATATGCAGACAGACTTTACACCTGAAGCACATGTCAAAATGGCTAGGAAGATAGAAACTTATAAAGGTGAAGCTAGATACTGGAAGAAAGTTGCGGAAGCAGCTATCAAAAAAGAAGCTAAAGAAGATTTATTAGTAGACTCTATCAAAAAATTTACCCCTTCATATAAAGAAGTAAAAAAGTATAAACGCCGAAAACCCACAGGTAAAATAAAAGGCAACAGTGTACAGTCTATGATTGCACCTCTTACAGATACCCACATTGGAGACAATGTTGAGTCAGAAGAAATGATGGGTTTGAATGAGTACAATATTGATATATTTAATAAAAGACTTTATGGATGGGCAAACCAAGTTATTACATTAGCAGAACTCAGACGTAATTCCGCAGAGGTTGGAGAGCTTATAGTTCCGATGCTGGGAGATATGATTAGTGGAGACATCCATGAAGAATTAGCTAGAACTAACAATGACCATTGTATGGGACAAATGATTAGAGGGGCTAACCTTATATCACAAGCACTAATGCTTATTGCTCCACACTTTGATAAAGTAAGAGTTCCATGTGTAGTTGGTAATCATGGTCGGATGACTAGAAAACCACCTATGAAAAATAAGTATATGGATTGGGATTACATGTTGTATCAATGGATATCTGTGTTCTGTCAAAATCAAAAGAACATAGAATTTCACATACCTAAAACATTTATGACTACGATTGACGTATGTAACAGAAATATATTGTTAGCTCACGGAGATTTTATTAGTGGTGGTGGTAGTGGCACTGCAATCAACCGAGGTGTAAGCAATATGCGAAATGTTCTTTCATTTAGGAAAGGTCTAAAAGAAGAACTTAATCATATACAGGATAACAGTTTAGAAAATGTGCCTGATAATTATGACTCAGCTTTACTAGGGCACTTCCACAGAATAGATGAGATAGATATTGGTACAGGTGCAGTTCACATATGTGGTTGCATGAAAGGTGGAGATGAATTTGCAATGCAAAGAGTCCAAGCTATTAATAAACCGAGACAGTTAGTCCTATATTATCACCCTAAATACGGCGAAATTGGTAAAGAAATTATATACTTAAACAGATATGACTCTCGTAAGGGTCAGTTCAATGACACATTACCTGATGTTTGGTCTAAAACTTTTAGCTAAATAGGTTCAAATCAGTATAATAAAGTATGGATGAAGAACTAATTATCAATACATACTTTAAACAGGCGGCTTTAAAAGCTATAGAAGCCACAGTGCGTCAAGTATTTGCTACTTCTTTGCAAAAATGTCCGTTTAAAACTGGTAGACTTAGAAACTCTGCAAGTATTATTAGTGCTAACCCAGCAGCAGGACAATTTGTAGTTGGTTATAACACAAATGACACAGCTCCTTATGCTGAATTAGTTGAAAAAGGAGGCACTGTTGCTGGACACTTTAGAAAAAGTCGTAAGACAGGGCAACCATACCCTGTTCAAAGCTATGATGTGCCCGGTAGTTTCTATTTAAGAGACGCTATAAGCGAAACTTTGAGCGGTAACTACAATGAAATAGTGGTGACTGCAAATGTAGATAGTCAAGGCTTCAGTATTACTTTATAGAAAGAGGAAAAGATGGAAGAATTAGAAATTACACAAAATCAAGAGTGGATTATAGCAAAACACTCTAGAATGGTAGGAAAAGTATTAGATTTAGTAGAGGCAGCTATGCCAGAAGGCAAACAGTGCGAAAAACTTAAAAAATTATTACAAGTTCCCCTATATGATTTTAGAAATGACATGTTACGTTTAGAAAACGGCGAAGCAGATACTGATATCGTAGAATAACGCTTATATTTTTTTATATTTATACTTAAATTAGTATAATAAAAGTGACTATAAAATATAATATTTTATATATATTGTGAACAAGGTCGGAGGTGGCTTAGACCAACCTTTTTCTGGTCGAACAAGTTTTTTAATAAACAAAACCTTAAAACAAGGAGGCTATAATGGCTGATGAAATTCTAAACAGAATTGAAAAGCACATGGAAGGTACGTCATTAGGTTTGGCGGCTCTTGCAGAAGTGCTACAAAAAATGGATGGAAGAATGGAAGCAGATGATGCTTATGCACTTGAAAAAGCAGAGCAAGAGCAGGCAGCTTATGAACACGCGGCATTAGTAAAGAATATTGCTAAGTCAGTATTAATAGAGCTATCGGACCAAGGTATGGACGTAGACGGTACAGCTATCGAAAACGTAGGAAAGCCAGACCCGACTAAATCAGCAACTGCAACACCTAACTATATAGGTGATGCTGATGACTCATCTGAAACTATAACTCCAAGGTCTAGTATTGAAGACCAACAGGCTTCAATCATGGCTGAAGATAATGATGAAGAAGAAGATGATAACAAAAAAATGGAAAACGCTATGCACCCTAAAGTAGAAAACGCTATGAAGGATGACAAAGACGAAGAAGATAACGGTGAAATGAAAAAAGCCGACAAAGAAGATAACGAAGACAAAGATATTGAAGAAGCTATGAGTTTGAAAAAACAACTAGCAAACCTTCAAAAACAAATTGAAGCCCTAGATATCTCTAAGGCTGTCAAAGCAGAATCCGAGAACAGACTACGAAAAATGGGATTCAAGGAAGAGAATGGATTACAAAGACCACAATTGAGCACTAACGTGTTTGGAGCAGATACAGAAACTCCAATCAAGAAGGCTCAAACTGTGAACGATGTAGTCGACCAACTAACAAACTTGTCTTACAAAGAACTCAG